GCCTTCTGAGCCACTACCACTATCTGTGATAGGAACATTGGCAAGGATAAGAAGAGCATCTACAGCAGTTCCTGTCTCATCAAGCGGAATCTTGGCAGTTATTGAAGTTGTTTCACTACCAGAACCCGTGTCATCAATAGGTATGGAGGCTCCGCTTACTATAGCATCTACGCCCGTTCCACTATCAGTAATCGGAATGTTGGCAGCGACATGAGGTGTTTCTACGCCTGTTCCCGTATCTGAGATAGGAACTCCTACAGTAATGTGAGTAGTGTCGATTCCTGTGCCGCTATCCAAGGCAGGCACTTTAGCCGTGATGGTGGTGGTCTCAGCCCCATGTCCTGTGTCATTTAGAGGAATAGCCGCGTTGATACCAAGACCTTCGCTTCCATGTCCCGTTTCAGTTATCGGAACTCTTGCTCCGATACCAATAACGTCGCTTCCATGTCCAGTCTCTGCCAAAGGAATATTTGCCGTAATACCAAGAGTTTCGCTTCCGAGTCCACTTTCAGGCAGAGGAACTCTAGCTGTGAGACCGAGAGTTTCACTTCCAGACCCAGTCTCAGTTATCGGAATCTTAGCACTAATACCAATAGTTTCACTCCCATGTCCACTTTCACTTAAAGGAAGATTTGCCTCAATACCAGTAGCATCTACACCAGTGCCAGAATCGGATACATAAATGTGAAGAGTAGCACCATAAATCGCTTCGTCACTCGGAAAGGGCGTTGTCTGGAAGTGACCAGGGGCAGACATGACTTACATTAAGGAGACGGTGCTATTTAAGTGCGCCCTACGCACTCATCACTTGAAGCTGGAAAGCCTCGTAATACCCTCTCGCGGTTCCAGCCGTCTGCTTTACTGTGACCTTATAGAGCGTGGCCGCAGGAAAGAGTTTGCCGTGAAAACGGACAGCAGGTGTGGCTTGCACACCAGATTGGGTTGATTGCCAATAGATGCGGAAGTTGGTTCCGTCGATAGCAATATATTCGGTGATGATTGTAGTATCACCGCCAGCCATGTTCGCTAGGTCTACATAACCTTCAACAATGTAGTGGTCGGCTTGGGCAGCGTAGCTGACTAAGTCGGTTTCTACGTTAAGCCCTACTGGAGTGATGGTTCCAACTGTGTCGGCTATCGAAGTGATGGAGATGGTCATCTAAAGGAATATGGCAGTCGGGCTATTTAAAGGATTCTTACACATAGTATATCACGCAATAACCAGCCGTTCCGTCGGCTCCACTATTACTTGCGCCACCGCCACCACCACCGCCACCAGCTCCGTATGCCGTAGCACTAGGTGAGTTTCCAACTGCACCAGCGCTACCACCAGCACCGCCCGTGCCATAAAGGGTGGAACCGCCGCCTCCTCCTCCAACAGTAGTGCCACCTGCTCCGCCAGCCGCACCTTCAGAGGCTCCACCTGCGCCACCAGCACCGCTACCACCACTACTACCTGCACCACCACCACTACCACCACCAAATGTCGAGGGTGCTCCTACTCCACTAGGGGCAACACCGCCAGCGACAAGTGCTCCGCTTGCGCCACCTGGGCCGCCAGTAGAACCGCTTGATTTTATGCCACCGAGACCGCCATAGGCTGTTGCAAGAGCAGCAAACGTAGTGTTTCCACCAGGATTGCCGTTTTGGTTAGCTACTCCGTGAGTTCCTGCTGCACCTATCGTCACGGTGTAGGTTCCTGCTGCAACAGTGAGGATTTTGATTTCTCTTGAAGCAGCACCGCCGCCGCCACCACCACCGCCACCGCCGCCACCACCACCTGCACCACCGCCTCCGCCGCCGAACATGTCTACTATGCATGTGGTAACACCAGCAGGACAAGTCCAAGCATAAGGTGAGGCACCTATGGCAACTGTTACCATAGTAGCGTGAGATGCAGTGCCACTAGGAGTGCCCCAGTGCGGAACACCGCCACTGACTCCTAAATAGGTTCCAGCACCGCCTACAGCATAATTAATCCAATTCGTGCCATCGTAGTAGATGATGTCGCCTGTAGCGAGTGCAGTGTTCTTGGTTATATCGAATGCTGCACCACCAAGACTTAGGTAGGTATTCCCGAAGGATTGAACAGCCGCCCAGGTGTTAGCATGAGAAAGATTTACTTCAAAGTTTCTGGCTTGTGCTACTGTGCTTAGTGAAATAGTAGAACCAGTGCTAGAAGTAGTTACTGCTCCTGTTAGAGCATCGAATGAGGTGACAACAGTTGGAAAGGTTACATCAAGTTCATTACTTGACATAGACAGACCCGAACCTAATGTTATGGCTCCTGTCTTAGTAGCAAAACTTGTAACTACGGTTGGAAAAGTGACCGTAAGAACAGAACCTACCATTGAGAGACCAGAACTCAGTGTGATAGCTCCTGTTTGAGCACCAAGACTTGTGACGACTGTTGGAAAGGTCACATCCAATTCGTTGCTGGACATTGAGAGTCCTGCTCCTAGTGTGATGGCACCTGTCTTTGTTGCAAAAGAGGTAACAACAGTTGGGAATGTCACTGTTAGAACAGAAGCCACCATCGAAAGTCCTGCGCTTAGTGTAATGGCTCCAGTTACAGCCCCAAGACTTGTGACTCCTGCTGTTGCTGGCACAGCCATCCATGTTGGAATCCCACCACTAACTCCAATGACTTGACTACCAGTGCCAACTGCTAAGTTAATCCAATTGGTTCCATCATAATAGATGATGTCGCCTGTGGCCAGTGCTGTAGTCTTGCCTATATCGAATACTGCTCCACCAATGCTAATGTGGTTAGCAAAGGTTTGAGTGGCACCCCAAGTTTGGGCAACACCAAGTGCGGCTAATGTGTCGTTAGCAGTAAGTAATGGCAGAGTGAGGGTTCTTGAGGCGGTAAGAATTGCCGCACCTACAATTGTATAGGTGAACGTCTTGGCAGGGTTGTAAATGAGTAGCATCGAACTATCGAAGGTTTGTGCGGCTGTCCATTCTTGTGCAAATCCTAGAACTGCCATAGTATCACTTCCAGTAAGCAACGGTAGTGTAATATTGTGACTTGCGGCCAAAGCCGCGCCTACAAATGTGTAGGTAAAGGTTTTAGCAGGGTTGTAAAGGAGCAGGTCAGAACTATCAAAAGTTTGCGCTGCTGTCCATTCTTGAACAGTTCCGAGTGCGGCAACAGTATCACTAGCAGTTATCGGGAAAGTGAGAGTGTTGTTGGAACCGCCACTTAGCCCTGATTCGAGTAGTGTATATCCTGTGCTTGAGCCTAATAGAGCAAGGTCGCCATTAGTGAACTTCTGTAGGGCTGTCCATGTCTCTGCGGCAGCCACAACAGCAAGTTGCCCTGACACGTTTGGAAAGGTAAATCCTTTGGTGCCTGTTATTCCTGATACTGAAAGAGTAAGGTTGTTAGAAGTGGCTGGCCCAATGGTGTAAGATGTCGCTAACGAGCCGACTTCTTGGCCACCTGTGAATGGTGAGACTTCGACTTGGATAACGCCCGCTACAGCAGACACTAGGACAACGCCTATTGCTTGCACATAATATGGCCATACAGGTCTTACTTGGGTTAGACCGCCTGCAACAGAATAGCTTACCCACAATCTGTCGTTTACAGCAAGAAGGTGCGTGTCCACGTTTGTAAGGACTCCATTATACATGATATAGCCGTAGGCATTGTTTAGAATGCTCGAAATGGCAACTCCAATCGAAGGTATGGTGCTCGAAGCATTGGCTTGCGCCAACGAGACCGTAGGTATGTTGCCTATCGCGCCAGTGACGTAAACCGCTTGGCCTATGTTGATGGTCGAGCCACTGGTGTTCTGCACGACGAGCATATTATCTCGTCCAAGCGTTATAGGTATGCCGTCGTCGTCTTCATAGATAAGCCGCGTATGAGTCGCGGTGGCGGCAGCGTATAGTCTGAGGTTGTTTTCGGCAGGAGCCGCAGGGCTTGCTATCGCAGCCATTTGCTCATATCCAGAGAGGTTTATGTCTGGAAAGGTCTGGTCTGCCAACCAAGTGTTTGCATGAGAAAGAGCGAGCGAGGCGACTACATCTCCTACTGTTGGAGTGATAGAAAGCGTGCTATCTGAGTTCGAGACCGAAGTGACCAGTTTCTCTAAGTCAAACTCTGGCATGCTGATAGTATTATGTGAGTAAGGCTATTTAAACGTATTTGACACGAAATATTTATATAGCCTACTCTCGCTACCATAGGACATGGCGCAAGAACAAAAGGCATTTGATATACACGACCCCAACGCTGTGCTCCAGAAGTTTGCCCAGATTAGGCAGGCACTGAGGCAGATGGACGACGACCTCACTGGTCTTCTCTATGGTGCAGTGACTCAGTTACAGAAGGAGCAGAAAGAAGAGCAAACAAAGATAGCGGCAGTAGAGGCTGCAAAGAAGAAGACCGAAGAGCAAGCTAAGAAACCAAACGAGACAAAGGCTAAGTAGACTACTAGCCGCAGTTAAGTTCGTGCATCTTTAGGTATGCCTCATGCTGCTTCTGTTTAGTCGAAATATCGACTATTCGACCACCACCAGAATGTCCTATTTTTGACAAATGACGTTGAATTGGAAACTCAAGTAGAAGTTGTGCTTGCGCTTTCTTTACCTTTAAGTAGGGTAAAATCAAAGGTATTACTTCTCGTGCTTGGGCTTTGCAAAATTGTAATTCATAGCATGGTTTCTTGCCAAGTGCTCCCTTCCGTGACCGTTCTCTTAAAGACCCAAATCCTATAGTAGAGCGAATTTCAGAAAGAGCAGCATAATTGGTATTGACTATTGTTAAGTCAACCCGATAGCTCTCATAACCGCTATCATGTCTCTTACTAACGGTTATGCTTCCTTCTCCATCGACGAAGCCAGCAAGCCAACTGTAAAACTGGTCAAGACTCATGTTAGGTGGTATTACCTAACAGTGGTATATAAGGATTTACGATAGGGTCACAGTAAGGGTCAATATCCATGTCTGGCCTGCGACCTTCGTGCCCTGAGCAGATACCAGTCTATCCATCATGCCAATGACTCCTGCTGAATAGCTTGTTACAGCGAATCCGCTACCGTCTACAGCGTCGTCGTCTGCACCAAACTCAGTCCAAAGGAAGTTGGCAATTGCACCAGTGTAGGTTGCTTGCCATGCGATGGATTGTGCTGTGACAGTAGTGCTATCGACTATCTGATACCTGACGTTGGCTGCGCCCGTCGCAATAAGTCCAGTTTGCGTAGCGTCGCCAGAGTGCGTGTTGTCGTTACCAACACCCAATCGAGCATGGGCTGCTGTAAAAGATGTTGCACCTGCCGCACCAATCAGGTTCCACATAATGGTGATTCCGCCGTTGAGCAGAACGTTGCCTGCAAACTTGTTCACACCTAGATACCTATCAGCGAAGACCTTGCTCGCTTCGTCTGCCGAATGACCTTGTCGAGTGAAGGCAGCAACTTTCCCGTCTTCGTCGTTGAACTTATGGATAGTCCAAACAGGACTCACTTTGCCTGTCTCCTTTATCTCTTTTACTTCTACTGACTTGACCGATTCTGAACCCTTCCCAAAATCATGCGCTTGTGACATGTCCAACACTAATAAGCATTGGCGACTATTTAAAGCTATTGCTACTTAAGAAAGGTTCCAAGTCCTGACAACGCTTTGATGTCTTCCTTGGTCAGTTTAGGAAGTGCAGCCTTAGTTGTGATATTGGATAGAGTGTAGGTGCCATCACTTTCCAGCAAGACTCGCCACTTATCATTGCCCGTAACAAATGTTGCGACCATAGTAATCATTAAGACCCGCCACTATATAAGGATTAAAATGAGAAGGAAGGAGTGGCTGTGCGCCACTCCAATCACACATACCGAGCCTATTGGCTTGATTTCTCGATAGCCTTTTCTGGTGATACTTACTTAAGATGACCTGAGTGTTGACAGCTTCACAATCGCCTCTGGATACGTTATAACGGGCGCGTATCGTGCCGTTATGACTATATCTATAGAGTCGTATGTGGGCTGCGGCCAGACATCGACGCTGATAGGTCTCTTCGTCGCAAAGTAGCCCAGTGGGGCGTATGCGGCGGAGTAGTTAGACCCTGCGGCGGCGAGGACGTATGCACGACCCGTGTTCGGAGCTACACCAACTGGAATGTTAGGCGTTACTATCTGTTTCAGTCCATACAACTGAGGCGCAGAAACAACAGTTCCTGAACCCTGTGCGTAGACTGGCTGTCCGTAGAACAGCAACGCGGCAAACTGAGGCAGACTTGCCAAATCCTGATGCGCCATCGGATTCATGGCGATAGTATCAGGCTCTAGCATGTAGTTCTGTATCACTTGCTTGGCGTTAGTAATGTCGTTAACTCCTATGGTGTTAGGAATCGAAGCGGATGTGCCGTCCATGAATATTGAAGTTCCAGTTACAGGAGTCGTAGTCAACGCTCCTGCGTTCAGAGCTGCTTCAACGTCTTGGTCAATCGTCATGACCACACGTCTTGCGGCTCGTTTCAACTGGTCTTCAATGATATTCACTATCTGGTCTTCAATCAGCTCTCTAGTAACTCTGACACGCATACCTACCTTGTAAGGCGTGACTGTGATTGACTCGTAAGGCGTGAAGTCAGCGATGACCTCTGCACCTTCAGCAGTCTTTCCAATCACTGCGGTTGCTCGTGCTCCCTTCTGCTTCGGGATAGACGCTGTCGCTCCAACCTTAATGAAGAAGTCGGCCAGTAGAGGCTTCAATGCCAAGTTAGGCATCGTAAGCTCTACGACCCTCTTCGCTAGTGCTGGAAAGAACAGTGCCCCAGTGTTAACTATCGGAAATTGCTCTCTAGACATTGCCATGTTGTCTCACTTGTTTAGAAGAGTAGGACTTGTATCGGAGCTGGTGTTCCTGCGCCGTTTACAGTTTGGAGCGCAATCATTCTGGATGGCATTGTGGCCTGAACTCCAGTCTTATTGACGTATCCATTGTGTAAAGCTGTAGCGGAGGGGAACAACAGGTCTCCTGCTGTGACAGCAACATCACATGTAACAGTCACGATACCTCTACAGATGACATCGATTGCACTTGAAAGCTGCCCAGATGTCTGAGCAACTCCAAGAACAAACTCCGTTCCGAGAAGTGTGACCTTACAGGTGAAGTCAGCATCGACTGCAAGAGTTAGCACTGCTCCTATGTATACAAGAGTTCCTGATGCGTTGGCTTCGGCATTGAACGTCAGCATGAAGCTGTCGTTGTGGAAGGGTGCGCCCTCAAGTGCGCCTGGAATCGAACTCCCGTGTAAAGCCATTTTTTATCGCTTAACCTGAGAGTAGACCCAGACTCTTGAACTTGTCGGAAGCTCCGATAATCTCCTTCCAGTAGGGTGGGAAGGCTTCGCCAGTGATAGCACCGACTGGAGATTTCTCTTCAGCGACTTCACCGACATTGCCCTTGCCAGTTGGTGCGACAGTAGCAGAGGCTTCCCTCTGTTTCTTGGCATCACCAAGCTTGCTCTTTACCTCTTGGAGACGAGACTTTAGCTCTTCCAACTTCTTGCGCTTCGCTTCCTCTTCCTCTTTCTTCTTCTTTACCTCTTCCTCAGAAAGTCTCAGAGGAGCCACAACAGCAGTCGCCTTCTTCGCGTCGATGGCCCTTCTCAACGCAACCCTTTGTGCGACGAGTGCAGCCCTCTTGCGAGCGAGGTCTTGCTGTTCTAGCTTCACATTGACTTCCTTCATGATTGACATTATGCCGTCTAGTTTCGATTCGAGAGAACCGATTGATTTTACGATTTGGTCATAAGAGAGGGACTTACCCTCGCTTATCTCACCAGATGCGGCGGCTGTGGACATATTAGAATTTTGTAGTCTGAGTAAACCTCACCTTAATCAAGCCAATACTCATAGATAGGTCTGATGTCATAGGTATAGTTAGTATAGGTAGCGTGGGTTATATAAAGATACCGCTAAAAATTGTGCTCAGTTGCTTTAAACGTCTTCTGCTTCCTCGTCCTGAGCCAAGTCCATCTGATTGTGAGATTCCCAAGGTTTATTGTGCAACTTGCACCATCCATACTCAGGGTCGAAGTCCTCGACCTTTTCTATGGCTCCCCAACTAGCAGGGTCT